AGGATTTAATAAAGCTCGTTTAAGTTCTCATGATTTTGATGACGGACTTAACTCATGGCCAATTAAAGACGACGCGGCTGATATAATGAAAGATATGACTATAGACGCTAACAAAAGAATGGCTACTAGAGATAATGAAAGAGATCCTGGACATAGATTATATAAAGCACAAGAAGGTCACGGATCGAATGTTGATGAGTTCTTAACTAAAATTGCAAATGACAATGATCCTTATGAATTAATAGATCAAGGCCAAAGAGGAAAACATGGTCCTGAGATTGAAAAAGCAATACAAGATATGTACGACGACGTTTCAGTTGAGCATGGGTTACATCCAGATGATGACCATGAAGAAATTTACAATCGAATGGTCGACGATATCGAAAGTGAGTATGGTACTAGTGAAGAATTAGAACCACAAGCATTTGATCCAGTAGCAGAATATGAAAAAGCTATTTCTTATATTGTTGGTGAAGCTGAAAATTCATTATTAGATGGTGATGAAGAAACTAAGAGCCAAGCAATTAGTAAAATTAACGAATTGGTTGCTGATCATTTTCCAGCAGGTGTTAACGGTGCAAATGCTATTTCAAGTTTAGCAGGCATTATTGATGATCCAAAATTACAAGAAATGTTCCGTAAAATTGGACAAAAAGATTCCGACATTAACGTAACACCACTTGTAATGAAATGGATAGAAGCTAAAGCACCAGAGGTTATGGATCAAATACAATTAGGTAGCCCAGACGATGCAGACCATACAGCAGACACAGAAGTACCTGCAGACGCAGAAGTACCTGCAGAGGCGGCACCACTAGATCATCCAGACAAAGGCCAATATTTTGATCCTGAGATACTTAAAAAAATTGTAAAGGCAAAAGGCAAAGAACGTGATGACAAAAAAGATGACGGAAAGAAACCATCGGAAAGACTAGAAGAACTAATCAAAAGCTATTATGATTATACTACTAATAGATTTCCAAAAGGCGAAACGGCAGTTTTAACATCTGTAGAAAAAGAATTTGGTGAGAAGAGTATTCCTTATGCAGAAAGAATGATTGACAAATTATTTCACAATCAAGACGACGAAATGTCTCGTGTGAAACATTTGGCTGGTATACCCCAGTAAAAACCACTTTTTCGGCAAATAAGAACTTGACTTACTAAGTAAAAGATAGTAACATATATATTATGTGCTACTATTAAAGGCACAAGCAACGAAGGCTTATAACAACTTAAAGGAGGCTATAATTATGGCAACACTAGCAGAAATTCGTGCAAAATTGAAAGAACAAGAAAATCGCTCTTCAGGCGGTTCCGGCGGCGGCGACAACGCAATTTACCCATTTTGGAATTTAAAAGAAGGTGAGTCAGCAACGCTTCGTTTCTTACCAGACGGAGATGAAAGTAATACTTTCTTCTGGAAAGAACGATTGATGATTAAACTACCTTTTGCAGGAGTTAAGAATCAAACCGATTCACGACCTGTACAAGTACAAGTTCCATGTATGGAAATGTATGGCGAAACATGCCCTGTACTTTCAGAAGTACGTGGTTGGTTCAAAGATAAAAACCTAGAAGATATGGGACGTAAGTATTGGAAGAAACGTTCATATGTATTTCAGGGCTTTGTAACTGATAACCCTCTTAGCGAGGATACCACTCCAGAAAATCCAGTTAGACGTTTTATTATTGGACCTCAAATTTTCCAAATCATTAAGGGTGCATTAATGGATCCTGATATGCAGGAAATGCCAACCGACTATACCGCAGGTGTAGACTTTAGAATTTCTAAAACTTCTAAAGGTGGTTATGCAGACTATTCAACTTCATCTTGGTCACGCAGAGAGCGTCCATTAAATGAAGATGAGTATAAAGCTGTAGAAGATCATGGCTTGTTTACATTAAACGATTACTTGCCTAAGAAACCAGGCGAAGTAGAAGTTAAAGCTATTAAAGATATGTTTGAAGCATCAGTTGATGGTGAAGCATATGATATGGAAAAATTTGGTAACTATTTCCGCCCAGCGGGAATGTCAGCTCGTACAGGAGATCCTGTTAAAGCAAGTACACCAAGTCCAACTCCAAATCCAACTCCAGTAACTCCAACTCCAGAAGCAGTAGCACCAGCTACTACTACTGAAGCAGTTGCTGAAGAAGTAGCACCGGCGGCGGATAATAATAAAGCGGAAGACATCTTAAAGATGATCCGTTCACGTCAAACCAACTAAGAACTATGTTATATAGGGTGGCTGGAAACAGTCACCCTTATAATAATTGGATAAAGGAGAAATTATGACCAATAGAGCATTTGACGTTTCTAAGTTTCGTAAAAACTTAACAAAATCTATTACAGGTATGAGCTCAGGCTTTAATGATCCAACAGATTGGATTAGTACAGGTAATTATGCACTCAATTATCTAGTAAGTGGTGACTTTAATAAAGGTGTTCCTTTAGGCAAAGTTACTGTATTTGCTGGAGAATCAGGTGCAGGTAAATCATATATTTGTGCAGGTAACATTGTTAAAGCGGCACAAGATCAAGGGATCTTTGTTGTACTAATTGATAGTGAAAATGCATTAGATGAAAAATGGTTACAAGCACTTTCAGTAGACACAGACGAAAAGAAAATCCTAAAACTTAACATGTCAATGATCGACGATGTTGCTAAAACTATTAGTACATTTATGTCTGAATATAGAGAAATGGCAGACGTAGACCGACCTAAAGTGTTGTTTGTTATTGACAGTCTGGGTATGTTACTAACACCAACTGATGTAGATCAGTTTAATAAGGGTGATATGAAGGGTGATATGGGTCGTAAACCTAAAGCACTTACTTCATTAGTACGTAATACAGTTAATATGATTGGTTCACATAACGTAGGACTAGTATGTACTAATCATACTTACGCATCACAAGATATGTTTGATCCCGACGATAAGATTAGTGGAGGTCAAGGATTTATCTATGCATCTAGTATTGTAGTTGCAATGAAAAAACTAAAACTTAAAGAAGATTTAGATGGTAAAAAAGTAACTGATGTAAGAGGCATTAGAGCCGCTTGTAAAGTTATGAAAACACGTTATGCAAAACCTTTTGAAGGTGTGCAAGTTAAAATACCATATGATACAGGCATGGACCCATACTCGGGGTTAGTAGATTTATTTGAGAAGAAAGGCCTACTAGTACAGCAAGGCAATCGACTTAAATACACTGATTCGACAGGAAAGGAAACTCTTGAATATCGAAAAGACTGGTCAGGAGAGAAGTTAGACATAATTATGAATAACTTCGATTCTTTTCAAGCAGAAGAACCTGAAGTTGAAGATACTACTAACATAAAGGAGTAAGGATTATATGATCGAAAGTGGATCGCATGTCAGCGAAATTTGGCAATGCTTTAAAGAATATGTTGATAAAAAAAGCATGGAAACCGTTGCAGAACGGTTTGTTGATTTATGTGCAGATTTTGGGTGTTCTGATGAAGCATTTCGAGATGCGTTGGGTTCTGACAATGACCTAGATAAAGCTATTTCTTATTATCTTGAAGATGAAGAACAAGATTATGATGACGATAGCGACGACGAGGATTATTAATGGGCTGGTATTCAGATGTTGCTAAAGATATTAGTAAGATACCTGCCGCAATTGGGTATTTTGAACATGAGCTTGAAGAAGCAAAAGCTGAAATACGGATTAAAGGTAGTGTTGAAAAAGCCGCGGCTGAAATGCCTGGTTTAGTTGAACAACGTTTTAATCAACTTCAAGAGCTTGAAGCAATACTAGAATACTTAAATATTGAATTACGGCGTTTAAGGAGTTCATTTTTTAAAAAATATTTGGAAAATTATCAACGAGCATTAAGCAGTCGTGATGTCGAAAAGTATGTTGACGGCGAAGCTGATGTAGTTGATTATGAAAAAATCATTAACGAATTCGCACTAATGCGAAATAAATGGTTGGGAGTCACAAAAGCTCTAGACCAAAAGCAATGGCAACTAACTAATATAGTGAAGCTTCGAGTTGCTGGAATGGAAGACGCAAGACTATAAGGAGGGGGCACTTTGAGCTGGAAATACTTAGATGAATTAAAAGATGTACCAGATGCAGAGTTAACACAAGAAGGAATAGAACTAAGGGATTTAGCAATAAAACTAGCAAACAATCCCGGATATGTACTAACAGAAAACGACAAGAACATATATGATCAGCGTTGGAGGAAAATATACAAATGAAACTAACTGACACTAATGTTGGAAAACAAATCCAAGATCAATACGGCGGTAATCATCGTAGTACTGATAAAACATTTGAAAACGAAACTACAAGACCACCTACTCCTGATGAGTATGCTAAGGCATATAAAGACAAATACGAACGAACAGGTCATCCTGCCTTACCGGGCTCTATTCAAAAAATAGAAAGATTTGACCGAATACCTAATGTTACTTTTGTTAATAGAGTAATGGGTGACTTTCAAAAAATTACTACTGCTGAGATTTTCCCTAAGAAAAAAATTGTAATATTTGGTTTACCTGGAGCATTTACACCAACATGTTCAACCAAACAATTACCAGCATACGACGAAGCATATGATAGATTTAAAGGTCTAGGTGTAGACGAAGTATATTGTGTTTCAGTTAATGATGGGTTTGTTATGAATGCATGGTTTGAAAGTCTTGGTATTAAAAATGTTAAATTACTTTCAGACGGTAATGGCGACTTTTCTCAAGCATTAGGCGTTAGTTGTAACAAACGACATTTAGGATTTGGTCCACGATCGTGGCGTTATTCACTATATGTTATTAACGGTATTGTTGATCAAGCATTTGTTGAACCTGGATTTAATCAAACAGGTAATGACGATGATCCATACGAAGTATCTGATCCCGAAACAATAATCAATTATATACAAGCTTCTCTCCGATAATATTAAATACAGTTGTAATGACAATTGTATTAGTAACCGGTGGATTCGATCCACTTCACTCGGGCCATATAGCTTATTTTGAAGCGGCTAAAAAACTAGGCGACCAACTAGTTGTTGGAATTAATTCTGATGCATGGTTAGTACGTAAAAAAGGTCGTGCGTTTATGCCGTTAAAAGAACGTATTGCAATAGTAAAAAATTTAAAAAATGTTGACTGGGTTATGGACTTTAATGACGAAGATGACACAGCCAACAATGCTATTTCTAAATTAATTGCATCAACATCAATAGGATCAAAAATAATATTTGCAAATGGTGGAGATAGAACTAAAGA